TTCAATATACCAATCGATATAGTCCTCACAGTCCTGATTATGGACACGACTGTTGCCTTTCATACCTAAATGTATGTCAGTAAATACTGCTGCTTTTTTAAACAATAGAATACTCCACTTCTAGTACAGTATAATGGAGATTAATTTAGAAATCAACCTTTATTTGCGTTTTCTCTACGCTGTGCTGCTTCCCACTCACCGCTGTGTAGTCTTGTGTGTGATGGATTCATATCATTCATCTCAAGAATGTCGTCTCTAATGTTTTGAGCACGTTTTTCAATGTTGATAACACGTACAAAACTGTTTGTAACTGCTGCTGTATAGTATGCAAATGGGTTTTGTGACTTTGATTCGTCGAATTGTAGTCCAATTTGAGCAAGTTGTAGGATTGCTTGTCCTCTCATTTCGTCATTGTATGTGTATCCACGTACATTGCCTCGTGTTGCATAGCGATCACACAACTTCATCCACATACGAGCAAGTTCGTTTGTGGCTTTGCCGTGTGTTTTGTCAAAGTACCCGTTTTCCATTCCACCAACCCAATGACTTTTACCTACACACACTAGGTTATCGTTTTCGTCAAACTTATAGTGTTGGAAAGGAGGAAAGTTTAATTTTGTTTTGTGATCTGCTACTGTTTTTGGATTTTTCTTACGTCCTGGCTCGTCTGGCACGTGATCAAAGGTCATTATACGAAATACAAGGTCTGTTTTTTCTATTTTTCTATAGTCTACTTCAAATTCTGCTTGTTTAACCTTTTTACCAGCAGCTTTTGCAGCCTCGTATGCTGCTGTTCCTTGTTTTTTTGCTTTGTTTCGCTTGGCTTCTGCTATGGTTCGAATGTTTATTTTGTCAATATCGGTTAGTATGATATCATAGTTTGCATATTCGGGTGCTACAAAACTGCAAAAAGTGCTTTTGCTTTTGTGTATCTCCGCTAACATGTCTTTGTTATTTAAATAATTTACTTTTCTTGCCATAATTAGATCAATCCTTTTTTACATTATAATATACGTACATATTTTTGTCAACTAAATAGTATATAGGAGTAAACATGGCTATTAATCCAAGACAAGCAAACAATTTGGGCAATGTCGATGCGCAAACAAGAACCTTTGTTGGTTCTCGTGGTTCTAGAGATATTGTTATTACAAATCCTGGCGATATTACCAGGCAACGAAGATTGGGCAATCTTCCAAATGGTGCAGAACCATCTCAATCTCTTTCTCAAACAGCAACTTTTTTGCCAACTGATGATACACAACCTGATTGGCGTGTAAAAATCAGTGTTCCTACATTGTCTACATTTAGAACAAGTGCAATTTTACAACCTTTGGCAACAACTGGTTATAATGTTGTGTTTCCTGTGACTCCTATGATAAACTTTGTGACAAGTGCAATGTATGAAGATTTCTCTCCCGTACATAGTAATTATCCCTTTCCGTCTTATGTTAACAGTAGGACAGAAGATATCACAGTATCTGGTAGTTTTCCTGTGCAAACACAAGAAGATGGCTTGTATTGGCTAGCAACTATTCATTTGTTTAGAAGTTTGACCAAAATGTTCTACGGAGAAACCAGTGACAAGGGTGCCCCACCACCTGTTGTTAAATTAAATGGATACGGAAGTTATGTAATGAATAATATTCCAGTTGTAATAACACAAATGACATTTGATTTGCCAAATAACGTTGATTATTTACAAGTAGGTGCAGCAGGAATCACACCTGACAAATATCAAATGGTTCCAACCAATAGTCAAATCAACATTACTTGTAGACCAGTACACAGCAGAGCCAAAGTTAGTGAATTTTCGCTGGATAATTTTGTTTCTGGTAACCTTGCAGATAAAGGATTTATCTAATGGCACAATATGGCAAAACCAGTCCTTGGGGTAATACAGAATTTACTAACACAGGTGAATTAGATTTACTAAGAATCCGTCCTGTGCCAGCCGAAGATGATGATATTTTGTACACAATTGAACCGCAGTATACATATCGTCCTGACTTGCTTGCGTTTGACTTGTACGGTACTGCAAAGTTGTGGTGGATATTTGCACAACGCAATATTGATACATTAAAAGATCCTGTGTTTGATTTCATACCAGGTACAAAAATATATCTACCAAAATCGTCAGCAGTTAAAAAAGGTCTAAATTTATAATGGCAATCGAAACAAACTCTTTACATCAGTTTAGTAGTTTTAACAATATATTCACGTTTAGTTGTTTAACACGTGAAGAAATTGCTGTGCCTAACGAGACCTATAGAAGTTATGGCCCTGCTAATGTTATTTTCCAAAGTGGCGGCACATATAATAACAAAGTTACAACTGAATATGAAACAGCAATTGGCGGAAAATTAGAATATTACATTGACAATGTAATGATCGAAGCATTATGTGTACCAAACACCAAATCACGCAGTACAAATGCGACATATATTGAGTTTACAGTAACAGAACCATACAGCATGGGTCTTTTTTTGCAAACTTGTCAAATTGCAGCCAACACTAGCGGTTATACAAACTATCAACGTGCGCCTTACATGTTGAGCATTGAATTTATCGGCTATGATGACGATGGCGATATTATTGTTACAGAAAGTGGACAAAATCTTCGTAGAGATATTCCAGTAAAAATTACAAATATTACATTTGAAGTTAATCAAGGCGGAACTGTGTACACAGTTGAAGCAATGCCTTGGAATGAACAAGCATACTTAGATGACAAAACTGGTGTTCCTATTGATATTGCTCTTAAAGGTAAAAGTATAGAAAAATGTCTGCAAAGTGGAGAGCAAAGTTTATGCACAATTATGAACGGACACTTTGAAGAATTAAAACAACAAAATAAATTATTAGAAGCTGACGAATTTGTTGTTACTTTTCCTAAAGATATTGCAACAAAATTTAATCCAGCACAGGCTGCAAGCACCACTGATTTAGGAGCAACTACAAAAAGCACTACTAGTAGAAGGGGTAGCAGTCTTTTTGGTAGAGTTGCAGCAGGTGCAATAGGAGGAATTATCAGCGGTGGTCTTAGCGGAAATAAAAATATTGGACAAAATGCACTCGGTGGTGCTTTAGGTGGTGCTTTAGGTGGTGTTTTTGGTGGAGGTCTTGGTGGCTTTGGCGGAGGCTTAATAGGCGGCTTGCTAACAAATTTCAAAGATGGAAACACACAAGGATTGTTTGAAGGCATCAGTGGATTTTTAGGCGCACAAGCACCACAAAACTTTGAAAGTTTTCTCAGTATGATTACAGGACAAGTCTTAACCAAAAGCAGTATTGGTGAAAATTTAGCAAGAATAGCACAAGATCCTGCAAGTCTTAACAATTTAGGTAAAGCAAAAATAATTTCTGGTCATGAAGAACAAGGTAAAGCACCTATGGCGCAAACTGGACAAGTTTATGACAAGAAAAACAAAGTTTACACAAGAGCAAAAAACGTAGTTAGTAATGACGAACGTGTTTTTGAATATCCTGCAGGCACAAGTATGATTAAAATCATTGAAGATGTGGTTTTAACTAGTGCTTGGGCAAAAGAATTAAAAGAAAGAGCACCAGACGAAAACGGAATGGTGCCTTGGTTTAGAATTGATGCAGAAACATATTTGAAAGCCAATCAAACACAAGAAAATGTATATGGCGAAGACGCAAAAGTATTTCATTACAAAGTTGTAGAATATATGGTACACAGCAGTCACCTGCAAAGACCAAGCGATCCGGGTGTAAATTACAATGCTTTACGTCAAAATGCAATTAAAGAATACAATTATATCTACAGTGGCGAAAACACAGATATATTAAATTTTGATATACAATTTAATGCAGCGTTTTTTCAGTTTTTACAATCTGATTATGGACAAGGAACTGTTGATTTTAAAACAGGCGGCATACAGCAGAACACAGTTGAAAACAAACCCGAAACATTGACTATGAAAACAGAAAATTCTGGTGCATTTAGTGCTAATGGTGCGGTAGTACAAAGTTTTAATCCAAGCTCAAGCACACAAGGCAATGGCGGTGCTGGAATTGATAACAGTAAAATACGTTGGGCAAGACAATTCCATGATAATATTTTAGGTTCGGGCAGCATGGACTTGGTTGAAGTTGATTTGGAAATATTTGGAGATCCGTATTTTATTGTTGACACAGGTATGGGGAACTGGACAGATGAACCAGGAAGTTTAAACAGCACAGCAAATGGACAAGTCGAATATCAACGCAGTGAATGCGATATACTTTTAAACTTTAGAACACCTATTGATTACAATCCAGAAACAGGCGGCATGATATTCCCAGAAGACACAATACCTGTACAACAGTTTAGCGGTTTGTATAGAGTAACAAAAATCACAAACGAAATACGTGGAAATAAATTTACACAAGTTTTAAAACTATTACGTAGAAGAGGGCAACCAGAGGATACAAACACAACTGGCGATAATCCAGTTAAGGTAAGAGATACACAGCCAAACGAAAATATGGCATCTCCATACAAAGGTTAAGACATGGAAAAGAAAACAGCAAGTATAGAAACCTCAGAACAGAAACGCACCGCTGGTATAGTTGAGCCAACAAAAAACCCTGGCCCCTTTATTGCCCGTGTTATCAAACATGCTGATCCATATTATCTTGGTGGTTTAGAAGTTGAATTGTTAAAAACTACAGAAGCAGGCAATGTTGGCGAAACACTAGGACAAACTGCTATTGTTTATTATGCAAGTCCTTTTTACGGTGTAACTGGCGCACAGCATTTAGGCAAAAACGACAGTTATTCAAACACACAAAAAAGCTATGGTTGGTGGGCAGTGCCGCCTGATCCAGGCACACTTGTACTTGTGACGTTTGTTGAAGGCAGTAGAGAGTTTGGATATTGGTTTGCTTGTATACCAGAAAAAGGCATGACCTATATGTTGCCAGGTGGACAACCTGCAACAGAACAAACCAGTGGTAATATTCCAAAAGAATTAAAAGGTAAAAAATTACCAGTTGGTGAATACAACAAAAAAATAACAAAGCCTAGCACAAACAATGTTGTAAAATACAAAAGACCTGTAAATGAAGATTTTATAAACATACTAAAAGAACAAGGCACAGTAGAAGATGATATTAGAGGTATCACAACCACTAGTGCGCAACGTGAATTTCCTAGTGCAGTTTACGGATTTAGTTCACCCGGTCCGCTAGATAAACGTGGCGGATCTCCGCAAGGCAAAGTTGGCATAAAAGAAAGTCAAGCAACTGTTCATACAAGTCGTTTAGGCAGTAGCAGTATAGTAATTGATGACGGTGATGACAAATTTTTGCGTAAAGGATCTCCTGAAGATACGCCATATGAATATGTTAACAAAGAAGCAAGTGAAGCAGGCGGCGATGTAACACGCCCTGCAAATGAAATGATACGTTTCCGCACACGCACCGGTGCGCAAATAATGATCAATACCAGTGAAGATCTGATCTACATTAATAACAGTAGAGGCACTGCATGGATAGAAATGTCAAGTAATGGCAAACTTGATGTTTATGCAAAAGACAGTATCAGTTTTCACACAGAAACAGATTTCAACTTTGTAGCAGATAGAGATATCAACTTTGAAGCTGGTAGAAACGTTAACATGATTGTCAATGAAAACATCTATACCAGTTGCGGTTTGAATTACGAATTGTTAGTAGGTGTTGACGGTAAACTAAAGTTCAAAAACAATTTAGATACAACTGTAACCAATGATATGAAAACTCACGTTTTAAATGATAAAGATATTGTTGTAGGAAACGATATGAAAACTAGAGTAGCAAATGATAAAAGTGTTCTAGTTGGCAATGACTTGTTTGAAACAGCAAACAACGATATTAGTATCCTTGCACAAAACAGATTATCATACAACGGAATTGCAGGAGTATCAGGTTTTACCAGTGGTAATATGGAAACCACAGTAAATG